TCGAACAACAACAAGAAGATACTTTACAGTTTGTAGACAGTTTTGATGACGGAACAAGCGGTGGAGTTAGTGGAGCAGATATTCAGTTCGAAGATGAACTAACCACAGCATTAAGTAGTGGCACAGGATTAACCGAATTTTTAAGTCAGCAAACACCTGACTATAACAAATATGAAATAGAAGCACCAACTTTCCAAGAACAAAGAAAGTTTGATGCTGTAGAAAGTTTAGCAGATACAATGGGAGCCGAAGTTGCATCAGCAAACTTAGAAAAAGAATTAGCAACAATACAAGCAGGTAATACTGATGACGCACAATACGGTGACCAAACAGTTGCAGTTGCTTACATAGGATATACACCAGGCTTTAGTGCTTACACATCACAAATACAACTAGCAGACCAAAAAGCATGGTACGGCTCAGCACAAGTATATCCAGGACAAAAAGTTGTAGACAACAAACAGAGTTTTTACATGATGGCTGGTAATACTCAAGTTAAATTAAAACAAATGATATACAGCCAATATAAAACATTACAGGAACAGGAGAAATAAAATGGCAGAGATAGAATATAAAGGTATAAAGTTAGGAGGTTCTAAACTTGTAATTTTAGTTCCTTTACTCGGTACTCTAATTGGTGGACTATGGGGAGGCTTTGAACTCTATAATAGACTGCTAATTGCTGAAAAAAAATTAGCACAAGTCAACCCTACTCAGATAGAAGCAAAAATGTCTGAGTTGATAGCAATCACAGACTTAATCAGAGATGACCTTTCAGGTGACATTGATTTGGCTTTAAAATTAGCAAGAAGTGTTGACAAGACTTCAGCTGATACTCAGAGAGAAATTAGAAATGATGTATATGCAATGGAAAAAGAAATGCAAGGTCGTTTCAGAGAAATGGATAAAGACATCAGAGATAACAAAAAAGAGCTAGAAGAGAAGATTGTAACTATACTAGAAAATCCACTAAACGATACTGAATAACATTAAATAGTCGTATGAAATGGATTTACAGCAAGAGTGCTGTAGCAGTTGCAATATTACTGCTACTAGCCGTGCGAATAGCAGACCCCACAGCATTACAGAGTCTGCGTAGTCAAGTATTTGATAGTTATCAACAATTTGATACTATTATAGATAGCAATGATGTTGCTATTATAAACATAGGTGAAAAGAGTCTACAAGCATTAGGACAGTATCCTTTTCCTAGAACAACTTATGCACAACTTATACATGATATAAGACAGCAGAATCAAGGCATAATAGGATTTACTATTATGTTTCCCGAACAAGACAGATTTGGCGGAGATGAGGTATTTGCTTCATGGTTAAAAGACAACGGAATAGTTTTATCCCAGACTCCAAGTTCAAAAGGAGTCAGGAGTACAGGTCCTCACATTGGTACAGGAACAATAGGCCCTTTACCCGCACAAGACTTTGTGCTAACGTGGCCCAACCTAGTAACAAACATAACACAACTGGAGACCATGGCCCTTGGGATTGGTGTTAATGCTTCTGCCCCACAGCCAGACAATCAAACAAGAACATACCCATTAACAATAGGCGTTGAAGGAAAACTATATCCTAGTTTTGCTATAGAAATGCTACGAGTTAATACAGGCAAACCAAGTTACATTATTAAGACAACAGACGTGGGTGTTAGTGAAATTGCTGTACCACCTTATGACCCGGTTATTACACAACCGGAAGGTACAGCATTCATTAGGTTCAACAATACCTTTGAAGAAATAGAATATACAGGAGCAGAAAGTTTACCTAATTTGGGTAGCAAGTATGTTATAATAGGAGTTACAGCAGAAGGGATTGCTAATCCTGTTCCAACTCCAAGAGGAAACTTGTATCCACAACAAATACATGCTCATATGCTACAGAATATTATAAGCGGGTCAAATATACAGCGTAGCCAGTTAAGTACCGTGTACGAGCTTCTATGTGCGTTACTGGGTATGATATTAATTGGTTTCTGTGTGTATAGAACACCTATATGGCTAACTATACCAATTTCCTTTAGTATTATAGGCGGATTGGGGTGGTTTAGTGTACTAATGTACCAGTCTAAACTGCTATTATTTGATGCTACATTTCCTATACTTGCAACATTTTTAGTGTTTACCCAAGCAACATTCAACAATTTTTACAAACAATACAAGTTAAGACAGCAAATAAAAGCACAATTCGGTACATATATAAGTCCAGAATATGTAGATATGCTAGTTAAAGATCCTAGTTTAATGAAGTTAGGTGGAGAAAGAAAAGAAATGAGTTTCTTATTTGCAGACATAGTCGGCTTTACTCCTATATCAGAACAGTATATGAAGAATGATGACCCCGAAGGATTAGTAGAACTTATTAATACCTTCCTAGATAAGATGACAAACATAGTATTAGCCAACGGTGGAACGATAGATAAGTTCATGGGCGACTGTGTAATGGCATTCTGGAATGCCCCACTACCTTGTGAGAACCATGCCGAGATGGCAGTTAAAACAGCAATAGAAATTGAACTACTAGGTGACGAACTAGAAAAAGAAATGGAAGAACGTGGCTTGCCTAGAGTTAAATTTGGCACTGGTGTAAACACAGGTACATGTATTGTTGGTAACATGGGTGCTGAAACTAGATTAGATTATAGTGTTGTAGGCGATGCTGTAAACTTAGGTGCAAGGCTAGAAGCAGAAACTAGAAAACAAGACACTCCTATCTTACTAAGCGAATACACTTACAAAAAAACTACTAATATTGCATGTTCTAAATTGGGCGAAGTTACTGTTAAAGGTAAAGAAGAGCCTGTTAAAATTTATGCTCCAATAATTAATGGTGAAGTAAGAAAACTTTACAAGTAGTTATTCGTCAGGATCGTAGTTTCTAAATTCAGTAAACAACTTAGCATATTCAAGCAAATCCATTCTTAATGTTTGTAAATGTTTTAACTCTATGGGCGTTGTAAATTTTGCTACTGTGTATATAGGAATATAATAATTTAAAATTTTATCTACTTTTTCTCTGTCTTTAATTATGTCTTGTATCACTCTGTGATAAAAGTTAGGCTCTGTGATAAGTTGACTTAACCACACATGATGGTCATCGTTATTATTATAAGAATATGCCATTTCTCTGACGTCATAAGTTATAGCTCGTACAGGATTAATATTCGACCTATACTTTCTCATTATAGGCGAGTAGTTCCACTTGTCTTCACGAGTGTGCTGATTTCGTATAAATGCTTTATACTCGTTTAAAAAACTTTTATATAATCCTTCTTCGCTGTCTTTTACATCTACATTGTAATGTTCTATTAAAGCGTCGGCATACTCTTGCACCTTAGGCGACAAGTCATCGTACATCTCTCTAACGTCGAGTATTGTGTATGTGCCATTAAAAAATGTACTCGGGATTGCCTTGTGTCGATTATATTTTGTAAGTTCTGTAGTAAGTTTAATAGCATCGAAATTAATAATATCTTTTGCCATACTAGTACTTATCACATATTGATTTTTAGAATAGTGTGCAGTTTACTTGCACCTTTGTTACGTCCTAGTGTGCTTCTTGCACCATCATGTAACGGCTTGGGCCATTGCCCTATGTCTACCCAAGCATAGCCACAACTCTCACTATTAAGTGTTGGCAAAAACTCAGTATCTACTACAGCACAAAAACTGTAATACATAAAATGTTTATTTTTACTTTGGTAGGTATCTATGGGATTTAATTTTTTAAGTTCAGGAACAAAACCTATTTCTTCTTCAAGTTCACGTTGAATGCATTCATATGGAGACTCACCGTTTTCAATAATGCCTCCCCAGAATCCCCAAGTGTGTTTCATTCGTTTGTCTGAGTTTCTTAATTGGAATAGACATCTGCCTGTGTCTTTTGCTAGGAATACTACACCAGCGGCACTAACACCTTTGTGTTTGTTAAAGTTGGTTAACGGATTTAATTTGTCTATAATACTTACTTTAGTATCTAGATGTTTATCTTCCAATAACCCGGATTGTACGTCCCTTCGAATGTGCTTGTCCACGTTTCGTTTTGCCATTTGTATTGTTTTCCTGTGTATGTGTTTGTAACGTAATGTATGTCAGTAACAGCAGAAGCATCAAATACTTTAGTCCATGCACTTCCATTGTACTCTACTATGTCATTTACGTCTGCAGATATACCCCATTGACTTCCTGATATTTCTGCTGTAAGTAAATATCTTTGTCCATTGGTAGCAGTATCTAATGTACCGTCTCCTGGATAACTTGCTGTGGGGTCAACAATTTTAGTAATGTTAGTAAGTGTTGCAGTTGGTAATGTATCACTGTCTACAGTGAATACTAACTTGGAAGGATCAATACTATTTCTAGCAATAAATCCACTTACTAAACTAGTAACAGAATCTATATCATTTGATAGATTAAGTTGTAGTGTACTTCCTGTTGTTAATGGAATGTCGCTTATTTGTATTGCGGCATTACTTAATGTTCCAGATGAACCTTGTTGTGATATAGATGCTAGTAAGTCATTCCAATTTGCTTTAGTAGTTACTCCGTCATCATAACTAGTGCCTTCGGTAGGACCAGATTTGAATAATGTTGCTTCTGTACCTTCAACTTGTAAGAAATAATTGTTAGGACTAACGGTATGTAATTCAAAATCACTTTCTAATGTTCTAAAGAAATCGTATATATCTTCATCATAACCCATATCATCTACACTTGAAGTATCGTATATGTTGGTAATAATAGTATTAATAATTTTTTGTCTCTTGACTTTTGCCGGAGGACTAATCCATATTGGTAAAGTAAATGTTAGGGTGGCAACGTCTATGGTTTCATCTACGCCTGCTGGTACACTTCTGTTTGACCATGCAATGTCTGTAAGTTCAACTTCAAAAATACTAGTCCAATCTAATGGGTTTGTACTGCTTTGTAGTTGTATGCTTGGATTAAATAATACTAATATCTGTTCCATTATTTGTAGTTTTTGGTCTGTGTTTCCACTCCAAATATCTACTTGCATTGTTAAGTTATATGGAACAGGCATATATCTATCTGTTGTATATAAGTTTCCTGGAAATTTTTGTGATCCAGCATCTGTTTTATATGATGCGGCACCAGTATCGTATTGTCTTTCTGAAACTTGTACTTTACTGACTAGCATTGGATCTTGAGCTCTGTCTCTAGCAATTAGTAAACTGTTAATACTACATGCAATAAAAGGTGTAGAATTAACCATGTTCTCACTACCCTTTCTTAATATGTGAGCAACCATCCTACTCATATCTGCATATCTTACAGGTACTTTGTTATAGAATGTTGATCCAGCTCTCTTACCTTCTGCAACTTTAAAGTCACCAAAGATTCGCATGAACTGTGTCAAGTATCTTCTTAGTTGTGCGTCATACCAGTAATCTAAATTAGCCATTTATTAATCTGCCTTTGGTTTAACTGCTTTACTGAGATTGGTTTTCTCATTTTGCGTTGTACCATCTGTGTTTGTAGTAATTGTGTCGTTATTAACGAATGATGTAAGCAATTTATTAGCGGCACTCCAAGCCTTCTTGTTGTCGTCACTAATTTTACTCCATCTACTACCTTGTTTTTTAAATAACCTGTGAGGTTCAAAATCTGTTCTCAAGAAATAATCTCCATTCTCGCAACTTTCTGGAAATGAAATTCCACTGCCTACTATACTTATACCATTAGGAGCAGTACCATCGCCTGGGAAATATATTCCTGGTTTGTTATCTGTTTCATCTACATACAAATGACCACCTTCGTAGTAGCCTGAGTCATGTTTGACATCTGTTGTAGCAAGTTCCATAACCTTATCACTAATTGAGATTTCAGTGCTGTAAGTACTTAATACGTTTCTTAAGTCTGTAGCAGTCTCTCCAGTACCAAGAATATCTCTGTATTCTGGACTGTCTGTAATGTTTGTTAATTTAACTCTCCATAAATGAGGCCACCATCTTGCGTCATATCCTTCTGCTGGTCTGCCTGAGTCACTTACAACAAAGTATCTGTTTACAGCATCACCGCCACCTAAAAGTAAATCATCTCTTAAATGCGGTAGCTCTATAACATCACCTGCCATTAATCTTCTACCAAGTAGACTTGCACATGTATTCATATGAAATGTCATAGACAAATTGTCATTGGACATAAACATACCAAATTGTGTTAAGTCAAAGTCTGGTTCGCCTGGAGTATAAGCACCACGTAATTCGTAAATGTCTGTATCATACTTTCTATCTCTATTTTCTAAAAATAAAACATCTTGTATGTATAAGTCTCCGGAACCAACTGCCGCTGTGGCATCGTCGGTATACGTTCCTATGTATTTGTGTACATAGACTCCTGTACCACCTGCATTGATAACTTCTGCTACTGCTCTATCTATAAAGCCGTAGTCGTTGGTTTTGTTCTTGTTCCACAGTTGTATTCTTGGCATAATGTAGTATTTATCACTTTCTAAAGTTCTTGACATCCAACGTGAATACCATTATACTACATAGATGAATAGGAAAGGTGGCTGAGTGGCTTAAAGCGTCTCCCTGCTAAGGAGGAGTACGGGTAACTGTACCGAGAGTTCGAATCTCTCCCTTTCCGCCAGTAATTAAAACTATTGTTAATTATTCCTGGTAAAT